GGCGATGGCATCATCGGCCGACGTGTATAAAAACGGTGTATTGAAATTTTTGTTAACGTCAGACCGTAAAGTTTCAGACGCGACCGCGCTGCGTCAGTCGCTTGATGACGTGATAAACGGTCAGAGGCGTTCGGCCGTTATGCCTGAGGGTATTAAGATGGAGCGCATGAGTTTGAGCCCGCAAGAGGCCATGTACATCGAGCAGCGTAAATTCAGCGTGGAGGAAATCAGCCGTATTTTCGGTGTTCCGTTGTCCATGTTGAACGCAGGGAACAGTGGATCCGATGTTGAATTGGAAATGCAGCAGTTTTTTGCGCAGACGTTGCAGCCCGAGGCCGAGCGCATCGAGCAGGAATTGAGCCGTAAATTATTAAGGGAGGTAGACAAGGACACGCATGAATTTAAATTCGTTTTTAACTCATTGATGCGTGCGTCGGCCAAGTCGCGCGCGGACTATTACAACGCGGGTATCCGTGGTGGTTGGCTGCGTCGAAATGAGGCACGTTACATGGAGGATCTTGATAAATTCGAAACGGGCGACCAAATGTTAGTAACTGCCGACCTATTGACGGCAGATAAGCTCGACGAGTACATGACCGCCAAAATTGACGCATTGCAGGCACAAGCGGCCAAAAATAACAACATAACAGGAAATAATAACGACACACAGTCATGAGTAAAATAGAAACACGCAGACACGCATCGCCCGTCGAAGTTAGGGCGTTGAACGCCGAAGGGCTGCCCGAAAAAATCGGCGGAATCGCTGCCGTTGTTAACGTTGTCACCGACATGGGTTGGTACGAGGAAATGATTGCACCCGGTGCATTCGATGAGGCGTTGACCGTTTCGGACATCCGTTGTTTGTTTAACCATGAGGACGAATTAATTTTGGGTCGTCAGAAATCTGGCACCTTGTCCGTGTTTGTCAACGGTGACGGTAATTTGGAATATGAGAACACAATGGACTACCAATCACCGACGCATCAGGACGTTGGGGTTGCGGTAAAACGTGGCGATATTTCAGAGAGTTCGTTCCAGTTCGTTGCCAAAGAAGTCGTGTGGTCCGATTCTGAGAAGTACGGGCCCATGTACATGCGTAAAATTACCAAGATTGCGAAATTGTACGACGTTGCCCCCGTTACGTTCCCAGCCTACGCGGAAGGAACCAGTACCGAGGCGCGTTCGTTGACCGATGAGCGTGCGCAGTTTGTGCCGCACGTAGAATATAACCACAGCGACGCGGATATTGTCCGTGTGGCCCTTGCTCGTTACAAAAATTACTAAAAAATATGAAAACCCTAAAAGAACTCCGCGAAGAGCGCGCCGCGTTGGTAGCAACGTTGACCGCCCTACAGGGTCGTTTGCAGGCTGAAAAACGCAGCATGACGACCGAGGAAGGCACCGAATTTGACGGTGTAACTGCAAAAATTGACGGTATCGACACCGAGATCCGTCGCGCTGAAAAAATGGAAGAACTTGCACGTGTTGCCGGTGCTCCCGTTGTTGATGGCGAAGAAAAAGAAGCCCGCGCATTTAGTTTCTCAAAGCTTATCCACGAGGTAGGTGAGAACAAATTGAGCGGTTTGGAAAAAGAAATGGTTGAAGAATCAGCCAAAGAGGCCCGCTCATTGGGTATTAGCCCAAACGGAATCTATTTGTCTAACAAGGTGATGGATTTGAAAACGCGCGAAATGCGTACCATGACCGCAGGTTCAGCTACAGCGGGTGGAAACTTCATTCCTTTGGAAAAGGTTGGATTTTTTGATGCGTTGTATGCCAAGACCGTGTTGGACCAGTTGGGAGCCACCAAATTGACAGGTTTGTCCGCTAACGTGGATTTGACCGGGTTCAGTTCTGGTGTGTCAGTAGCTTGGGCCGCTGAAACAGCCGATGCCGCCTCAGGTGATCCAGTGACAGCCGCACGTCAGTTGCGCCCTTCACGTATCGCAGGTTACAGCGATATTTCGAAGCAGTTGTTGTTGCAAAACAACCAATCAATCGACCAGAAAATCATTGAATCATTTATCAAAGCCTTGGCTGTTGCCATCGAAGCGGCTGCGATTAATGGTTCAGGATCATCTAACCAGCCATTGGGTTTGTTGGGTACGTCTGGAATTAACAGCGTAGCAATGGGAACCAACGGTGCCGTGCCTTCATTGGCTAAGGTGTTGGAATTGGTTGCAGCCGTTGAGAACGCCAACGCAGGAATGAACGGTAAGTTTTTGATCAACCCCAAATTGGTGGCTAGATTGAAGCAAACCGAAATTTCAAGCGGGTCAGGTGCGATGATCATGTCTTACATGGCGTATTTCAACGGTTTGGCTGACCAAATTGACGGAAAACCCGTATTTGCAACGACTAACGTCCCTTCAAACCTTACCAAAGGAACTTCAAGCGGCGTATGTTCAGCAATGATCTACGGCGATTGGGATAACTTGGTGGTTGGTCAGTTTGGTGGTGTTGAATTGGTTGTTGACCCATTCAGCCAAGCAATCGGGAACAAAACCCGTGTCGTAGTGAATCAGCACGTAGGTATCGCGGTTCAACAGCCCGCCGCCTTTGGTGCAATTGTCGATTTGCTCACAGCATAATCGATAGGGCGGTGTGGTTTAGCGACCTATCCGCCCACCAATATGGCTAAAAAACCAAAAAACGAAGAGTTGCAAAACTCGCAAGGGGTTGCGGTAAGATTTACCGTGAGTCCTGTTGGCCCTTATGGATTAGGTTATTTTGCAGGCGACGTGGCAGAAATTGACGCGTTGTTGGCCGAAGTAATCGTTGAGAACGGACACGCGGAATACTGCGAGGCTCCGACCGCCGACGTTACGACCGAGGAGGCTCCGATTGCCGAGGCTCCGACCGCCCCAGAGGAAACCACCGAAGAAACCACCGAAGTAACTGAATAACCCATGTACATAGCACGCGAAATCATATCAAGAACCCACGCTGATACGGCCTACATAACGTTGGCGGAGGCGAAACAGCACCTGCGAGTTACATCGTCTGCGGACGATTCGTACATTATGGGGTTGATTGGTATGGCATTGGATGCGTGTGAACAGTACGTTGGATATTCGATTCGTAAAGCATCGGTTAAATACGCGTTTGACGGGTTCACTGGGCCTATGGTTTCAGTGGACACGTTGAACCCGTTCGGAATGATTGAGGGCAATATGCTGCGTTTATTTACGCGCGTTTTGTCGGTTGACGCGATTAAATACGTCGACCAAAATAATACGGTTCAGACGGCAACGGATTGGATAGACGCACCCGTTAAGTTTGGGCAGTTTGGGCGGACGATCGTGTTTGAATCAACCCCGGGTAATTTGACGGACGACACGGTTCGAATGATTGTCGAATTGACGGAAGGGTTTGAACTAGCCAGCGCGACCGGCGTAAACGAATCGTCGAAGTTCCCCGTATCGATTAAACACGCTGCATTGTTGTTGATTGGTCAGTATTACGATAACCGTCAATCCATCGTGGTGGGTGCGACACAGAGCAAAATGGACTATAACCACGAGTATTTGTTGGACAAATATCGTATCGTAAAATTTGATTAATATGAACGCGGGATTGATGGATCAGTTTATTGCCGTGGAAAAATACACCATGACCACCGATTCAAATACGGGGGAGAAACTGCAATCGTGGTCGAATTATACCAATGCGTGGGCACGAATCCAAGAAGCTGAAACTGGCGCGGAATCAGTTGATGCGGACCGAAGAGAACACAAACAATCGGTTGTTTTCACTGTACGATTTGATTCAGGTATAAACGTGAAGGACCGCATTGTGTGGGACGGTCGGTATTTTAATATCATAAACATCGCGAATATAAACCGCGATATGTACCAGCGCATTCAAACCGAATTGACCCAATGAGCGTAAAACTTCAAGGAATGGCGGACGTTTTGAGGGCGTTGAAATCAATGGGTAAAGACGTTGATTCGCGAAAAATCGAGTCGTTGACCATCAAAGAATCGCAGAATATTGTGATGGTTGCCCGTTCGTACATGCCAGAGCAGAGTGGTGACGCTAAAAATGCGGTGCGCGTTTTAAGCACACGAACCGAAAAAGGCCACACTGGAACGCTCGCCGGTATCGATTGGGATTCAGAACACGGGTACATCGCCCATATTTTGGAATTTGGAACGGCTCCACGTTTTACGAAAAGAGGGAAATACACGGGCGAGATACGCCCATACGGTTTCATGCGACGCGCGTTTGATTCAAACAAGCAAGGCGCAACCGAAAGAATAAATAACGGCGTTTTGAAAATAATCGTCGACCTAGCAAAGAAAAATAATATAAAAATAAAATAATCATGGCAAGCACAGGAATTACCAACGGCACGCTGATTGCAATTTACAAAGACGTTGCAGGCACCTTGACGAAAATCGCTAACGCGACCTCAAACGATTTCACGATCACCAAAGACATGATCGAAACAACCAACAAAGACAGCGCAGGCGCAAAAGAATTTATCGCGGGCGAGTATGGTTACACTATGTCTGTTGAGGGTATGTTCGAAGAGGATGCAAGCGTAGGCTCATCAATCAGCTGGAAAGAAATTTTAACAGACTTGCTTGCGGGCACGTCCGTAACCATCGTCATGACTTCAAACGTTTCAGGCGATTTGAAATTGAGCGGTTCAGCGTTTTTTAACGAACTGAATTTGACCGCGCCTAAAAATGACGTGGCGACCTTTACTGCATCAATTCAGGGAACTGGTGCGTTGACGGTTGGAACAATCTAATTAATTGTTGCGTATATTCGCAACATGAACCACATTGAAATCGGGGGTGTTCAGCACCCCCTTTTGTTTAATATGAACGCCATTAAAAATATAATGCAGGTGGCAGGCATGCAGAATTTTGACGATTTAACCATTCAGCGCGACCTTGCTAAAAGCATGGATTTTGCATTGGCTTGTGCGTTTTATGGCATTTTGGAGGGGTACGAGGACCAAGACCAAGAAACCCCGTTCAGAAACATCCAAAAATTTGCGGCCAAAATTAAGCGGTTTACCGAACTATCGCCCGCGCTTGATGCATTCACACAAGCGGCGACAGATTTCTTTGCAACGGACGAACCCGAGGGAAAGTAACCGCCAAGGGCGACACCGCTCCACTAACTTGGCGGACCATTGAGCGGATAAGTTACGGCGAATTGGGCATGACGGAGCGCGAGTTCTGGAAATGCACGCCGCGTTATTGGAAATTGAAATTGGACGGCCTAAGAGCGTCGCAAATTCAGCAGTATCGAAACCAATGGGAGATGACGCGTTGGGCCGTTGCAACGTCGATGGCACCGCACTTGAAAAAACCAATTGATCCGCGTAAATTATTAACGCTGCCGTGGGAACAGAAATCGTCGGCGGAAATTGTTGCAACTGTACGAAAATATGCGGATATTTTTGCCAAACTAACCCCGCCCGCTGAAGCATGAAAGCAATAATCGCCGCCTATAACATACTCTCAAATAATGCGGCACTGACTGCGGTTGTAGGCACGCGAATAAACCCGCTTCGGATGCCGCAGGAAACCACATTCCCGGCAATTACGCTGCACGTAATTAGTAACATACCAAACTCGAGTAAAAGCGGGCACAGTAAGTCAGATTTTGCACGCATTCAGATTGACACGTACGGAACGACCTATCAATCAGCATATTCGACTGCTGAATTGGTGCGTACGGCCATGGAGGTTGCAACGCCTGGGGTGTTTAATGGCGTTACGGTTCAAGTGATTGAATACGACGGGGAAGTCGAAATGTCAGAGGATAACGCAGGGTTCGCGGGTGTTTACCACGTGTCGCAGGATTATATAATTAATTACAACCGATAATGGCGAAATCGCAGAGTTTAAATATTGTTGTTGGGGCGGATATTGAGAACCTGAAAAAAGGTTTTGATGCGGCCGTTTTGGCGGTCCAAAAAAGCGGTAAGGCGTTGAGCGATGAGGCAGGTAAAAGCGTTTCTAATATTCAAGCCACGTTTGATAAGCTGGCATCGGGTAAATTAACCGGGCGGACCGTTCAGCAGTTAACCACCCTAGCAATGGAGGTTCGTGCCTTGGGTCCTGAATTTGCCACCACGGCCAATCAGATGATCATGGAGGCGGGTAAAATTAAAGACAGCATTGGCGACGCTCGTGCCGAGGTTAGTTATTTTGCCTCCGATACGCGTCGACTGGATGCCGTTTTGGGCGGTATTCAAGGTGTTGCAGGTGCATTCGGTGCCGTCGAGGGTGCTGCAGCTGCATTGGGTGTTCAAAACGAGGACCTACAGAAAACCATGGTTAAATTGCAGGGCGTTATGGCCTTGGTAAATGGTTTGCAGGCCGTTCAGAATGCGTTGCAAGCCGAATCAGCTGTCATGATTGGAATACAGACCGCAGCGACCAAGGTGCAGACGTACGTCATGGGGCAGGCCACGTTGGCGGCCCGTGCGTATTCAGTTGCGTTGATTGCTACGGGTGCGGGTGCGGTTTTGGTTGCGCTCGGCTTGGTGGTGTCGGTGTTTAAAAACATGGGCAGCGAAATTGACAAGGCGAAACAACGGTTGGAGCAGTTCCAGAACATCCAACAACGGTCGATTACACTCGGTCAACGTTTGATAAAAGAGGAAGAGCAACGGACCGAACTCGCCATCAGTCAAGCGAAGGCGCAAGGGCGAAGTGAGGAGTATATTTTACAGATTAAACAAAAGAGCCTCGAGCGCCAAAAAGCCATGTATAAAAAATACGGGCAGGAGGCGTTGGATGCGCTTACGGTTCAGCGTCGTGAGGAGTTGTATTTGGCGACGGGGAACGCTGCGAAAATAGCGGAAGTTTCGGCGAAATATCAGCAGCTCGAAAACGACCTGCGGTACTCGATTAATAGCGAATATCAGACGAAGGTTAACAACCTAGAAATTGAGAAAAACGGATTTATCGCAACCAAACGGGCGGAGGATTTAAAGAATTTTCAAGCCAATGAGGCGTTAAAACGTGCCGAATCTGAAAAAACCGCCAATAAAATTAAGGCGGACGAAATAGCAAAATCGGCATCGGGGCAGATTCAAGGTATTAAACCGATGACCATTGCTGCGCCAGTTTTGCCCGATCCGAAACCGATTGAGCACGCCTATACGCAAATTGATTATGCTGCGATGAGAGCTGCAGAACGGCAGGAGGAATACCAACAACGATTTGAAAAAAGTGCCGAGGCGATTAATGCGGCGTTTAACCAATTGACGGCACAAGGGTTGGAGGCGTTCGGTACGTTGGTGGGCGATATTTTGACCGGGCAGATTGATTCGTTTCAGACGTTCGGCCAAAAGTTACTCGGTGCCGTTGCTGCGTTCATGAAATCATTCGGTCAGGCGTTAATTGCCACCGCGACCGCATCCAAGGCGTTTAAGGATCTATTGATTGCCAACCCAGTTGCAGCCGCTGCGGCGGGTGTGGCATTGGTGGCGGGTTCGGCGGTTATTTCCAACATGCTCGCCAAGGGTCCGCAGCCGACCGCCTTCGCCGACGGTGGTATCGTATCGGGTCCAACGCTCGGTTTAATGGGTGAATATCCAGGGGCGAGCACCAACCCCGAAGTTATCGCACCGCTCGACAAGCTGCAGAAATTAATCAAACCAAACGATTCGGGCGCAGGTTTCGTCGCATCGACCCACATAAGCGGCCGAGATTTGGCGATTGTTTTGGAACGATATAACAAAGACTCACGACGTGGCTAGGAAATATTACGGCTCATTTTATTCAGTGACGGGTAAACTACACCGCGTCGAAATTTGGGACGGTCCGAGCGGTTCGAGCTCCGCCGGAACCGAACTCGTTTTGTCGGGCAACGGATATGAAATCGAGCGCGACGGACAAGGTGATACGTTCTACGATTCGCCGATTCGCGCGTCCCGTTCAACATCGTTTTGGGTGATGCCGTCCGATACGGTTTGGGGCGAATTCAAAGCCATCGCGACCAACACGGAGCAGTACTGGGCCGTTTTGATTTATCAGGACGGTTCGTTGGTTCACGTCGGGCGCGTGGTGGCCGATCAGATGCAGTTTAAACGCGAGGCCATCGAGGCGAAACCGACCGTGCAGCTCGCAG